ATTTGATAAAGGACAAGGAAAACACCCCCTGTTCGACCTTTTACCTGGCAAAAACGGCTCGCGCCCCTTTCCTTTCCGATTAAGTTGGTTTCCACTTATGGGCTTTTGGGCCCCCGCCGCGTCGAGGGGTTTTTCGGAATTTTTTCCTTTCGGCGCGGCATCTTTTCGGGAGACTGACGTGTCGGAAATAATCAACATAAAGGAGCGTCGGCGCGACCTGTGCGTCGAGTTTATGAAGCTGGGTATGGACCTCGAGGCGGCCTGCGTGGCGGCGGAGATTCCGCCGGAGGACGTGGAGGAGCTCCGCTCCGACGAGGACTTCGTGCGCCGCGTAAACTTCTCCCTCGCCAACAGGGAGGCGGAGCTTTTGAGGCGTCTCAACGAGGTGGCGGAGGAGAACGCGGAGAGGGGCGAGACCAAGCAGCTCGAGCGTCTCCTTGAGCTTATGAACCCGGCCAGATACTCGAAGGTAACGAAGCTCTCCCACCAAGTCGAGGGACACGGAGCCGCGCAGGGAAAGGTTACCGTCGAGTTCGCCTCGCCGGAGGCTGACAGTTGATAGGCGTCCAGAGGAAGCGGGACATCAAGCTTACCGTCCCCGCCGTGTTCCGCCCGCTCTTCACCGGGGCCAGAAGGCGCAACTACATCTACGGAGGCAGGGGAAGCGCGAAGAGCCACTCCGTAGCCCAGTACTGCGTCTACCGAGCGTACACCTCGAAGGTCAAGGTGCTGTGCACCCGCGAGCTCCAGAAGTCAATCTCGGAGTCCGTCCACGCCCTGCTGTGCGACAAGATTCGCGATATGGGGCTCGAGGACTTCTTCACGATTTACAAGGACAGGATAATAGGCGCGAACGGAAGCGTCTTCATATTCGCCGGCGTCCGGCAGAACGTGGGCGAGATAAAGTCGATGGAGGGCGTTGACATCTGCTGGGTCGAGGAAGCCCAGTCTATGTCTAGGCAGTCGCTCGACGTGCTCTGTCCCACCATACGCGCCGAGGGCTCCGTCATACTATTCACGTTCAACCCGTTCAAGGACACCGACCCGGTGTACGTTGACGCCACGTCCGAGAACCCGGACTGGCTCGTCATAAAGGCGAACTACTCCGACAACCCGTACTTCCCGGAGGTGCTCCGCGCCGAGATGGAGTTCGACAGGAGGAACGACTACGACAAGTACCTGTGGGTCTGGGAGGGCCAGTGCTTGGGAATCTCCGAGGCGCAGATTTTCCGTGGCAAGTTCGAGGTGCGGGAGTTCGACACGCCCCGCAACGCGGAGTTCCACTTCGGGTGCGACTGGGGCTTCGCCACCGACCCGTCCACGCTCATACGCTCTTTTGTCGTGGGCAACACGCTGTACATAGACCAAGCGGTCGGGAAGGTCGGTTGCGACCTCGAGGACACCCCCGCCCTGTTCGACCAAGTGGAGGGCTCGAGAATCTACCCGATATACGCCGACAGCGCGAGACCCGAGACCATATCGTTTATGAACGCGCACGGCTTCCGCGTCCTTCCGTCCGAGAAGTGGAACGGAAGCATAGAGGACGGAATCCAGTACCTGCGGAGCTTCTCCAAGATTGTCATACACCCGAGATGCAGGGGCGTGGCGGAGGAGTTCGAGCTCTACCAGTACAAGGTTGACAGGCAGACTAACGAGGTCCTCCGCGAGCCCGTGGACAAGTTCAATCACTTCATAGACGCGCTCCGCTACTCCCACGTCGTCACGATGAGGGCCGGGAACAACGGCAAGGTCTACGCCGAGTTCGATATGGACTGCGTGGAGAAGCCGCGAGCCGTGGTCGGCGACGTGTTCCTCGGCTCTATGACCCTGCCCGGAAGGATAATATGGGTGGCGGCGGAGCTGTCGGGAGGCGTCCTCTCGATAGTTGACGGATTCACGCAGAACGTGGTAGACTTCGCGAAGGCGAGGGAGATGTTCCCGAACGTCCGCTCCTTGACTTGGATGCCTATGGAGACGGTCAAGGACATACAGCAGAACTTCGTGGAAGCCTGCGTTGACGCCGGCATAGAGCCCGCGGTTCCGGGAGTGCTTCCCGCGGACAACGAGGCTACGAAGCTCGTGAACGACCTGTTCGCCGTAAGGCAGCTCAAGGTGCTCGAGGGGGCGTTCACCGTAATCTCCTGCCTCAACGAGCGCGTGTTCCTCTCCGGAGGAAAGCAGGAGACGTCGAGCAGGGAGCAGGAGAACGCGAGGATATGCCGCGTCTTGGAATACTTGGTGTGGCGCGTGGTCGGGCGTATGTCCGCCTACGGGGAGGAAGACTATGAGTAACAAGTTCGACGGGTTCGCCAAGAGGTGCTCCGACAAGAACTTCCAGAAGATATACCAGATAGTCGCCGGACGTATGCCCGACATTGACGGAAAGGGCGTCAAGGACGGGGTGAGACCCGCGTCGTTCACCTCGGCGGAGATTGACGACATCCGCGGATACCAGTTCGACAGCGTGAAGGCTATGCACGTTGACACGGGATTCCGCACGCTCTCCGACCTCCGCAAGGACGTCCAGATTGACATAGGCGAAGCCAAGAAGCAGATAATGAGGGACGGCTTCTATAACCCGGGAAGCGGAATCGGCACGGACGTAGACGTCGGTAACTGGGGACGCCCGTATGAGCCGGTGCTCATCGGCCCTTACGAGGCTTCTGCGATGTACTCGTCCGGAGGACTGTCCCAGATAATCATAGACAAGAAGTCGAGGGGTCTGGCCATCTCGGGATACCAGTTCACGTCCGGCGAGTTCAGTCCGGACGAGCTCCTCGAGTTCCGCGACTACTGCGAGAGCATCGGGTTCTCGAGCATAATAGCGCAGGCGACGAGGGACTCCCTCCTGTTCGGAGGCTCGGTCGTGTACCCGATACTCAAGGGCGACAATCCCGTAACGACGGCTATGAGGCTCGACCAGCTCATCGCGAGCCGTATGCTCCGCAAGGGCGCGGTTGACTACCTCGCCGTGGCCGACAGGTGGAACGTCACGGTGGTTCCGGACTACGACCTTTCGGCGAAGGACTACCTCAATCCGACGTCGTTCCTTGTCCCCATCTCGGGAATCGAGGTCTGCTCGGAGAGGGCGTCGTTCATAAGGACGAAGCCGCTCCCGTACTGGAGCGCGATAAGGCAGCTGGGATGGGGAGCGAGCGACGTGACGGGCTGGGCGAAGTCCCTTATCGGATACGAGATTATGGCGATGAGCCTTCCGATTATGTGCCAGCAGATGAGCCTCTTGGTGCACACGCTTCCGCTCGACGGAATCATAGCGCAGAACGGCGTCAAGGCGGCGAAGGCTTGGCAGAAGGAGAACGAGCGCGAGATGCGCGACTGGTCCATCCTCAACCCGAAGGCGATAAACAGCTACGGCGAGATTTCGGTCGTCAACAGGACGTACACCGGATTCGATTCGCTGATAGACGCGATACGAAAGGACGTGGCGGCGAAGTCGGGTCTGCCCGAATCGCTCCTGTTCTACTCGATGCCCAACGGAATCTTCAACAAGAGCGAGGACGACGTTATGCTCAAGCAGTCGGAGACCATCAAGCTCATACAGCAGACGGTCGCCCCCTGCGTCCAGAAGATTCTTCCGGTGCTCGCCGCGTCGTTCTTCGGAAAGACCGGCCCGGACAGTATGCGGAAGTACCGCTCGATAAAGATTTCTTTCGACACTCCTGTCGTGTCAAACCCGCAGAAGAAGGCGGACGTCGCGCTCAAGATGTCGCAGTCGATACAGATGCTTTGCGCCACCGGGTTCTCTATGGAGGCGGCGGTCAACATCGTGAGCAAGGTTATAGGCGAGGTGGAGATGCCGTCCGATATGGCGACCATCTTCGCCAACAACGCCGAGACGCCCGAAGCCGCCCAGCAGATGGCGCAGGAGAGCGGCACCGAGGAGCCGACCAACGCGTCGGGACAGCCCGTTGACAACGAGACGGGAAGGAGACCGGTATGAAGACGCACAAGTCTAGGATTGCCAGAAGCGGCGTACAGTACTACCTTGACGAGGAGCTTCCGCGCCTCTCGCTCGGTCCGACGCCTAGAGAATACAGGGGTCAGAGGGTGTTCGCCGTGTACCGCCCGTCGTTCGTGCTCGAGCGCGTGAAGGACAAGTTCGCCAACGCCCCCGTGCGCGTCGGGCACAAGTGGGTGTACGACGAGAAGGACGTTGACATAATCGGAAGGGTCGGGAAGGACATCACGATTTCTAGGAACAGGGACGAGGTCGCGCTGTGCGCCTCGCTCAACGTTGACGACAGTATGCTCCCCGAGGCGAGGGAGCTGTCGCCCGGATACCTGTCGAAGAACAGGTGGTGCTCGGGCACGGCCCCGGACGGTACGCCGTATGAGATACTGTGTACCGACATCTCGGAGGTCAATCACGTCGCCGTAGTCAATGAGGCTAGAGGCGGTAGCGATATGAAAATGCTTGACGGAGGTAAGAGGCTTATGGTTCATTCTGGATTGCTTCACGGAATCAAGAAACGCCTTATGGGTGTCTTCGACGGAAACTGCGAGGACACGTTCGACAAATGTGTTGACAAAACGTCCGAACTGTTGAATAATGGTGGAGACGTTACGGAGGAAGTTCTCGCGTCATTGACCGAGAAATGCTCCACTCTTCCGGATTCGGAGGAGAAGGAGAAGCTCCTGCGTTACATCGCCGACATTCCGCTTCTCAAGGACGAGGAGCAGGGCATTCGGGATGAGGCTTTGAACTGTATCAAAGAGAGCTACAAGTCGTTGGATTCCGACGCAGTGTCGGATTCTACGGAGAAACCAATGGAAAACAAGGAAGGCGAAAAACCTGTCGAGAAAACGAAGGTCCAAGACGGAGCCGTCGCTAACGGCGGAGACCCCGCTCCTGCGGCACCTGCCGCGCCACAGGCTCCTGCGGCTTCCGCTGACGGAAGCATCGAGGAACAGCACGGCGCGGAGGAACACGCCACGGTGGTGGAAGCCATCAACCACCGGTCCCCGAAGATGGCCAAGCTTCTTTCCGCGCTCGGGACAAAGGCCGGAGCCGCGAACCCGGGGGGGCGGGGGGAGGAGGAGAAAGAGCCCCGGGGAGAAG